GCCCAGCCGATGGCGCCGCCGGTCATCCCGAAGGCAACGATCCCAGGGGCAATGGCTCCGCCGATGGCGGCACCCACCGCCATGATCGCCAGCTGCGCCATCTCAGTACTCCACGCCGGGCAGGCGATAGGCCTGCACCCGCCGCATGTAGGGGCCGAACTCCAGCCGCGTCTCGATCACGCACTTGCGGCGCTCTCCGTCAGCGTGGATCAGAGAGAAGCCGCCGGCCGGGTGATCGGCGACGATGCCGAGATGCCGAGGGGGACCGCCACGGAAGGCCACCAGGACCACGCCGCCGACTTCATCGAAGCCCCAGCGGGTCATGTGCTCATCGCAGAAGGCGCGCAGGCTGACGCCGTCCGGCTCGGAGGCGTAGGGGGGAACGTCGAAGTCAGGCGCCACCAGGCCGAGCTGGCGTGCAATGACGATGGGCACACCCGCGCAGTCCACGCCCACCCCGGGCACCCTGCCCTGGTGGTGAAACGGCGTCCCCAGCAGCGACCGGGCCGCCGCGACAACATCAGCTGGCGTCATCAGTCGTACTCCGGCTCAGCGATGGCGTCTTTGACCTTCGGCTTGTCAGGCCAGCCGCCGAAGTTCAGGACGTTCGAGAACTTGGTGGCGCAGTCTTCCGTCCGGCGCTTGCGGCAGCCGGCGACAGCCGTCGCGGTGTCGCCGATCTGGATGGCCGACAGCATCGGAGAAGCCAGCGTGAAGGTGTCGGTCGTGCCGTTGTAGCTCTTGACCTTGACCCGAACGCCCGTGTTCGCGCCGGTCAGCCACGTGATCGAACCGTTGCCGAAGAAGTCGTCCGCCCGAGTGCTGCTGATCTGGAAGACCTGCGCGCTGGTCACTCCCGTGACCGTCACCGTGTCGGTGAAGCCGGCCAGGTTGACCCCGCACTTCGAGTTCCCCAGGTCGTGCCGGCACTCCGGCTGCAGGACGACGCTGTGCTCGGGCTGCAAGGCCTGACGGAGGTCGCGCATCTCGACGATGAACTTGCCGACCCGCGGCTGGATGTTGCCCAGGTGCCCCGCCTTGAGCACGACGAAGCCCTGCGAGATGTCGGCGCGGTTGAACTGGAACAGCGTCCAGGCAGCCCCGTCCCACAGCCCGCGCAGGATGTCCGCACGGGTGACGACGCCGCCCTCGGTGAGCACGCCTTCGAGGTTGTCCACCTCGAGCCCCGACGTGCTGCGGATGTTGGAGGCGTCCAGGCCAGGGTCGGACAGGTAGGTGATCGAACCAGTGGCCGTGCCGTTGATAGGCACCCCGGTGATCGTGCAGTCAATGTCGGCGCTGGTCAGGGCCAAGCGGAGGCCGTCGAAGCGTTCCACCAGGCAGCCGAAGGCCACCGTCAGGGCGCGGCCTTGCAGATGCGTCAGAAGCCCGGAGGGGATCGACCTCACTCGCGCACCTCGACGATGTCGATGCTGTCCCACTCCAGGAACAGCGTGCCGTCGCCCCTGCGGTGCAGCATGCGCGCGTCCACGCGGTCGGTGTCGAAGCGGGCCGGCACGTCGAAGTCGCAGGCCACCTCGCGGACAGCCGCACCCGGCGCGCTGCCGAAGGTGACGACGCCCGTGTCCACGTTGACCGTGTAGTTCGCCGGGCTGGACTGGAGCGCACCGTCGAGCCAAACCTGAACGGTTCCGGTCACCGGACGGGTCAGCGAGCGGACGTACTCGAACGCGACCTCCGACCCGTAGACCTTGCTGATCTGAAACGTGGTGGAGGTGATCTGCACCAGGCGGCCGTTCGCGCGCTGGCAGCGGTAGTCGGCCCAGTCCTTGAAGCGGAAGCGATGCAGCCGGCCGCGGGCCATGTAGAAGAAGTCGCGCGCCGCTTCGTATCGCTTCGGATCGGTCACGACGGTGTTGTCGTCGCGCTTGATCTTGATGCCCTGGCTGACGTTCCACCGGCCGCGGCTGGCCGACCAGTTCGAGATGGCGACCTCGTGGCCGGACTGCACCTCGACGATGGTGGTGTCGAAGAAGGCATGCCCGCCGGTCGCGCCGCGGGCGATGAGGTCGGGGAAGCGGGTGGTCAGGAAGCCCATCAGGCAGTCCCTCGCATGGTGGCCGCGCGTGCGCCGCGGGAAGCTGCCGCGAAGACCTGCGCTTGCGTGCGCTTGTCCATCGGGCCGCTGATCACGAACTGCTGGCTGATCGACATGCCGGACCCGCCGTTCGACTGCACGGTCAGGCCAGTGCGCCCACCGAACGCCGGCTCAGGCCCGCGCTCGCCCACCACGCCCCAGCGTCCGGGCGGGATGTAGCCGCCCTGCGCGAAGAAACCTGAGAACAGGTTGGAGAAGACCGCGCTCAGGTCGAAGCCACCGCCCGACGTGCCGGCACTGATCGCACCGCTGATCGCATTGCCCAGGGGCTCGGTCACCAGCTTGCGGGTGACGATGCGGATGATGTCCTGCTCCAGGCCCTTGAGCACGTCCGAAAACTTGCCACCGCCGACGATGGCGTCCTCGAAGGCCGAGCTGAAGGTCAGGCCCAGCTCGTTGGCGATGTCGTTGGTCTTGGCGATCTCGCCAGAGATTCCGGCGATGCCCTTCACAATCCGGTCAAGCTCTTCGGGCGTGAACGCGGAGGGGTTCTCTTGGAGCTTCTTCTCCAGAGCCTCGGTGAGGCGCACCTTGCGGGCGTCGTCGGCCCGACCGGACAGCCGGTCGAACTCATCGTTGATCTGCTTCTCGACGCGGGCCTGCTCTTGAGCCGCGGCGATGTTCAGCCGGCGCAGCTCTTCCTGCTCCTTCAGCGCGTCGTTCTGCGCGGCCAGGCCGAGCACGATCTCGCGGACCTGTGGAATCTCGCCCAGGTTGCCCAGGCTCTTCAGGAAGTTCAGCGCTTCCTGTTCCTCGGTGAGGTCCTGCGTCGCCTGAAGCTGCCGATCCAGCTGCGACACGTAGGCGGCCAGCGCCCGCGTGCTGTCGTCGATCTGGTCGGCCTTCTCGACGGCCGCCTTCGGGATTTTCAGCGCGTCGGGGATGCGCAGCCGCGGAGGACCCGCGTCGCCGGGGTTCACGTTCCCGCGACCACCGCCCGCGCTGCCGTCCGTCAGGCCCAGCAGGCGCTGGTAGTACGTGATGTACTTCTGCACCTCGGCGACGTTCTGCTTCGCCGCTTCGAGGCGATCCTTGCCCAGCAGCGAGAACCGGCCGCCATCGGCGCCGGCCTCGATGGCCTCCACCGCGCCCTTGGCCTTCTCCAGCTCTTCGCGGTAGAACCGAAGGGCCTCGGTGTCAGACGAGAACGTCCGGGACGTGCCCAGCGAGAACAGCGCAGACGAGAAGCTGCCGAAGGCCTTTCGCCCCTCGGTGAGCTGGCGCAGGAACTCCGACAGGGCCGGCAGCATGTCCCCGACGATGGCTCGCGCCGCATCGGTCACATCCTTGCGCATCGACGCGAGCTGCTGGTTGAACCGCTCGGCCGCCTCGGCCTGCTCCGTCGTCACCTTGGCGTTGAGCTGGCCCTGCTTGGCCAGGTCGGCCAGGAACGGCGCGACCTCGCGCACGCTCTTGCCGAACAGCTCCTGCACCGCCCGGGCCTTGTCGCCGTCGTCGGCATACCCGCTCAAGGCCACCGCCACCTGGCGCAGCGCCTCGGCAGGGTCCAGCTGCTTCAGCTTCTCGACATCGAGCCCCAGGGCCTTGATGACCCGCTCGGCATCGCTGCCCGGCTTGGCTTCCTTCAGCGTGTTGTTGAACTTGACCAGGGCGCCGGCCATCGAGTCGTAGCTCGTGCCGGTGCGCAGCGCCACGTCCTCCAGCGCGCTCAGGTTCTCGATGCTGGAGCCGGTCGCGTCCTTCAGGTCGTTGAAGGCGTCCAGGGCGTCGGTCGTGCCCTTGACCAAGGCCACCACCGAGATGCCGGCGAAGGCGGCGGTGATGGTCCGGGCGATGCCGGTCATCGCCGCACCGACCTTCGCGTACCGCGCCTCCATCTGCGCGGCGTTCTTCTCGGCCGAGCGGTAGGCCTTGTCGAAGCCGCGCTCCAGCGAGGCAAGCCGCGCTTCGAGGTCGACTGACAGGGTGGCCAATGGCATGGGGTGTCCTCAGTCCTGCGCCTCAGGCGCGGGTGGCTTGTGGGTCTTGATGACCACCAGGCGCCCGATCAGGGCTTCCGGGTCAGTCACGTCGAACAGGGCGCACACGACCGGCAGTCCCGCCCAGTCGAATGCGCCCATGCCGTTGCTCAGGTAGGCGAAGGCGCGCATGGCCAGGAGGTCGCCCGCATCGGCCTGCGCCATCCACTCAGAGCCCTGCCCCGCGAGCGATCGCTCGTCGAGCAGGGCTCTCAGTTTTTTGCGTCGGCCTCTTCCTTCTCGAAGGCCTGCTGGATCATGTCCAGCAGTTGCGTCGTGATCTGCTCGATCCAGTCCAGCCGGTCGCGCGCCACGGTGCGGAACAGGTCCGGGCCGAACGGCACCGCATCCTCTGCGCCGATGGCCTGCCCGAGCAGGTCGGCCTCGGTGAAGCCTTCCCAGTCCACCACCTGAGCCAGCAGGAGGTCGAGGTCTCCCTTGCGGAAGAGCTGCGCACCCCAGCGGTCGGGACGGCGCAGCTTGAGCCGCTTGCCAGGCTCGACTTCCAGCCAGCGTTCCCGCTGGGCCAGGATCTGAGCGATCAGGGCCTGCTGGTTCACGCGGCGCCTTCCAGCACGTGCTGCTTGACGATGACGTTGAAGCTGTAGGAGCCGACCGCGCCCTGCGACAGCTGCTCGCTCGGGATGCCGGGCGAGCCGCGGAAGTGACGCACGCTGCCGTCCTTCAGGGTGACGCGGAACACCAGCTTGCCGCCGTCGCGCGCCACGCTGCGCACCTTCGCCAGCGCGGCAGAGCCGATGGTCTCCATGCGGCCGGTGAAGGTCACGCTCTCGGCGGCCAGCGGGCCGGCTTCTTCCTGGCTCTGCTCGTCCAGCAGCGTGGTGATGTCCAGCGACGAAGCCTCGCCGCCGGCCTTGTTGTACTCCGTGCTCGACACCAGCGTGGACCAGGCGGTGATGGGCACCACCGAGCCGGCCGTGAAGTCGCCGTAGTTGGTCGTGTCCAGGTCTTCCAGGTTGAAGGTGTTGGCGGCGACGGTCTCCAGACGCACCGACTGCCCTTCCAGGCGCGGCATGCCGGTGGCCGTGGCGAAGTAGGCGATGGAGTCGGCCAGCAGGCCGTGGGCCGTGGACGTTGCGACCGGGGGATCGGCCGCGGTCACTTCGGTGACGGTGATCGGCGACCCTTCGGTGATGCCGACTTCGACGCGGACGCCGCGCCCGATTGCATAGGTCATGGTGAAGTCCTTTCAGACAGGGAAGGAACCCGACGCGGCGGCCGGGCGGGTTGTGGAAAAGATGCGGCGCGGCTACAGCCGCAGCCACTGCACGGTCACGACTTCGCCGTCCAGGCCCAGCTCGGGGTCGTGCGATCCCTGCCGGCTGGTCACGTTGACCGACTCGGTGCCGTGCGTGGCGTCATAGGCGTCCAGCGCGGCCTTGACCTGGTCGGCCACCGCCGAAGCGCCCAGCGCCGTGGTGGCCCAGCACTCCAGGGTGATCGTGGCCTGCTCGATCTGGTCGTCGCCGTCCAGTCCGCCCAGCGGGTCGGAAGACGAGTTCCAGACCACCAGCGGCATGGTGTCGTTCGGATCGGCCGCGTGCTGACTGACCCGGTTGCCGACCAGCGCGCTCAGCGGTGCATAGCCGGTGAGCACGGTCACCAGGTCGTTCTCGATGCTCACAGCGTCGTGCCCTTCCCGGTGCGGTTGAACTTGGCGATCTCAGGCGCGATGCGGGCCTGGAAGATGCGCAGCGCCTCCATCAGCCGGCCGGCGCCCGCTCGCAGGAACGCGATGCCGGGCTTGCTGCCGCCAGCGCTGCGCCATCCGAACTCCTGCCAGCGCCAGTAGTACGGGTCGTTCGGGCTCTTGGCGCCGCGGTTGCCGCCCTTGGCCGGCTTGACGTTGACGAAGACGCCCACGTTGCCGGCCCGGCGTGCGAGCTTGCTGGTGCGCACGGTGATCGCCTTTTGCAGCGTGCCGGGCTTGCGCACCCCGCGGCGGATCGCCGACGATCCGGCGTAGGTGCTGACCTTGAGCACGGGCGCCCGACGCTTGGCCTCGTCGCGCACAGCCCTGGCACCAGCGGCCAGCGCGTTGCGCAGCGCCCGGCGCCGCAGCTCGCGCGGGATGGCCAGCAGGACTGCCTTCAGGTCCGGCAGGCCTTTCACCGTGGCCTTGATCCCGTCACCTTGCATCGCGCACCCCGCTCATGCACATCAGCTCGAGCTGCGTCTGCGCGGCCTTGGTCTCGATCACGCTCAGGATCTCGTAGGGCTGCCCGCGCCACAGCACGCGCATGGTCGGCTCCACGTCGGCGCGGTAGCGAATCAGGAACCGCACCGACACCTCGCTCTGCACCTGTCCGGCGGCGAAGTACTCGCGCCCGCGCAGGGGGTCGGCCTTGGACCAGACGGTCGGCAGCGTCGCCAGGTTCTCCCACGAGGTCGATTCCTGGCCGCGCGCATCCTTGCCCGACACCCGGCGCTGCAGCGTGATGCGCTGGTCGAACTGGCCGGCGCTGACAGCCACGCTCACAGGTACGTCCTCTCGCGGTCCAGCAGGCCATCGACCCACCGATTCGGCAGCTCAGCCACCGAGAACCCGGACGCGAAGGCCTCGGACTGCTTCACCGCCGCGGCGATCTGCAGCAGCATCCACTGGCGCACGCTGGCAGGCACGTCGGTCGCCGCCGGGCCGTAGCCGGCCGTGAAGTCCACCCGCACCGCGTTGGCGATGTCGTCGGTGGACGGCCAGGAAAAGTCCTGCGCCGGCAGCACCCAGCCGGGCAACTGCGCGCTGTCCAGGGTGTAGTTGGCCGCGCTCACCGTCTGGTCGGCGCCGGCCGTGTCCACATAGCCCACCGACACGATGCTGAGCACCTTCGGCTTGGGCAGCTCGATCTCGGCACACGGGAACTCGTCCAGGGTCAGGCGCCAGGTCTGCGTAATCAGCGCCCGGCCAAGCTCATGCTCCGCCGCTTCCCGCGCCGACTTGATGAAGACGGTGATCAGGGTGTCGCGGTCGGAGTCGTCCACGCGAGCGTGCAGCTTGGCCTCGGCCAGGCTGATCGGCTCGACGGCCGGCGGGGTGATGAGTGCGAGCGGCATGGTGTTCAGCGGCGACGGGTGGACAAGGCTGCGGGTCGGGACGATGAGCGGGCGGAAGGTCGTGCAGACGCCGCGACCAGCTCGCGCGCCGTGACCTGCGATGCCTGCGGTCGGCCTCCCCCTTGAAGTTGTCGATCCAGCCGAACGCCCAGCGGGGGACGGCCTCCAGTGACCTCGATGACCTGCGACAGGTCGATTTCCAGCGCCAGCCCGAGCGAGTACGTCAGCCGCAGGGTCAAGGCCTGCGCGCTGTCCTGCTCTCGGGCCTGCGCCACGGCATAGGTCCGCCGCGGGCTGACGGCCTGCGCCGTGTCGGCCTCAAGCACCAGACCGACCGCGATGGTCTTGTCGGCGATGACCGAGACCGGCTGCGCGAGGTCCTGCTCTGCCGCCTGGGTCAGCGTGCGCGCCTTGCGGCGGCCCATCGCCTGGCTGGCGTCCTGCTCCGATGCCTGAGCCAGCGCCCGCGTCTTCCTGCGGGTGATTGCCTGCCCTGCGTCCTGCTCCAGCGCCTGCGTGACGCTGATCGTCTTGTTCCCCGAGAACTGGACCGGCTGGGCCGTGTCCTGTTCCTGCGCCTGGGCCAGCGCCCTCGTCTTGCGGCGACTGAACGCCTGGGCAAGATCCTGCTCAGACGTCTGCGACAGCGCCAGGCGCTTCGAGCGGGCCACCGCCTGCGCCTGATCCTGCTCGGACACTTGGGCGACGGCGCGCGTCTTCCGCTTGCCGACCGCTTGAGCGAGGTCCTGCTCGCTGACCTGGCCGACCGTCAGTGAGGCCGCGCGGGTGATCGCCTGCGACTGATCCTGCTCTTGAACCTGCCCGAGCGTGCGGGACTTGCGGCGAGTCAGGGCCTGCGCCGCGTCGGTCTCGCTGACCTGGGCCAGGGCCTTGGTCTTGCGCTTCCCGACAGTCTGGGCGGTGTCCTGTTCGAACGCCTGAGCGACCGCCCGCGTCTTGCGCTTGGCGACCGCCTGGGCCGCATCCTGCTCCGACGCCTGGCCGACCGCCACCACCAGCGACGTGCTGACGGTGATCGCCTGAGCCGTGTCCTGCTCTTGCGCCTGGGCAACCGGCCGGGCCTTGTTCCGGGTCAGCGCCTGGGCGGTGTCCGACTCCGAGGCTTGAGAGACCGCTCGAGCCTTGCGCTTGGTCAGCGCCTGAGCGGTGTCGGTCTCTGAAACCTGCCCGACTGCGCGGGCCTTGCGGCGGGTGAGCGCCTGAGCGAGGTCCGACTCGACGACCTGCGCTATCAGCCGTCGCTTCGGATTGAGCGAGACTGCCTGAGCCTGATCCTGCTCCTGAACCTGGCCGACCGCGACATTGAGGGCAGCCGAGACGCCGAACGCATACGGCCAGATGGCAACCGGCGACGCGAAGCCGCCCGCCGCCGCTGCCGCCGTGGCAGTGATCGGAATGGGGTACGGCAGCCCCGGAAGCAGTCGCTTCTTGTAGGGCCGCCCACCGATCCGCTTGGCCACGGATCAGCCCCTTACCCGCGCAGCGTGGTGAACTGGCCGGTGTAGGTCGTCGCGGTCGTCGCGGGCTTGCAGATCTCCAGGAAGGCCAGGCAGGCGTCGTCGAAGATGCGCTCGAGGCTGATGGACGTCGTCAGCCCGTCCTTCTCGCAGACGAAGTTGGCGATCCCGCAGGGCATGAACGCGATCGGGTGACCAATGGTGAAGTCGATCGCGCCCGTGGCCACTGAGGCGCTGCACTGCATCTGCGTCAGCGCCCCGATGCCGGTATCGTCCGAAGCCAGCGGACAGAACCAGGTGCCCGCTGGCTGGTCCAGGCGGTTGACGATGTTCGCGCTGTTGCCGGTCACGCTTGGCAGCGTTGCGCCCGCGTTGCCACTCTGGTCGGTGTAGGTGCAGGTTGTCCAGTTGTGGGCAGTCGCAGCCAGTACCGTGCGGCACTCGATCATCAGGAAGTTGTTGCCCGCGTAGTCGGCCGCGCCGCCCGTCGTACTCTGGTAGCGCGTCGGGACGCCGGTCACCGCCTGGGTGGCGGTGCTCGCCATTGTCTTCGTGACCGAGAA